ACAACTGTTGAATCAAGTGGTATAAGGTTTGCACCATAATTATTTGTTCTTCTTTCAGCGTCGGCATAACCAATGTTGCCTGCTGTTGTTTCATACAGATAACCCAGACCTGACGAAGAAGTTGTATTGACTAAATCAAAAGCATTTTCAGCACCAGCACTTCTAGCAAGTACTGTGTAACGTCCAGCGTCAATAGTGTCTATGCCTTGAACACCATAATTAGCCCAAGTATCTGAAATAGCAATATCATTCCAAGTAAGTGTTGTGCTTAAATCTTCCCAAGCTGTGTAAAGTGTTTCCTGCAAAATTCTTGTAATACGTGCGCCGTCAAGTTCAATAGGATAAGAAACTGTGCCAGCAAATCTTTTAACTAAAGCACCAAGAGAACCTTGTGCTTGAATCTGTAACACGTTAGCAAACGTTCCACCTGCACCTGCACCAGATAAAGTATTAGAAACACTTGAAACTTCACCAGTAAATAACTTTACATAAGTTCCAGAACTATTCTTGGTTTCAATAACAACAGAATCAAGAAGGCTAACTGTTGGACTTGTTCCTGAAAGATTAACTAACTCAAGGTTGCAGTAAGAAGGCTGTGTTTGGTCAAATATGTCTACACGACCTGCAGTGATTGTTCCACCACTTAAAATCTCGCTAGTGTATTCGACTCCAGCGATTGTTACCTTGTGAGTCGGTGTAAAGACTGTCATTGTTTAACGTAAGCCAAGCCCAGAAGTTAGAGCAGCTGTTTTAGTTACTTTGTAAATAGATCTAGCTGTAGCTTGTGGATCTACTATTGCACCTTTAATAACTATGTTGTTTGTGACTGTGCTTGTTTTAGGTTTGCTTGCTAATGAATCTGGGATAAGCGCACCAATAATAGGCATTGAGTTGGCTTTGTCAATGTATTCTTGAATCTTGTCAATTAAGCCTTGAATGAATTTAACAGCGTTACTTATAGCGTCTACCATTGTTGCGATAACGTCAATAACTCCACCTATAACCATTCCAATAATTTTGAACGCTTCACCTAAACCTATGGCTAAGACTGGAATGAGAATGTCTCTAACAAAAGCTGCTATACCCTTAAATAAATCAAAGAGTGGTTGAAGTTTTTCTCTATTGCGTTCTATCGCGTCTGATACTGTCCCAAAGGCTTGTTGTATGCCATTGAAGATTGGTGTAAAGATTTTTTGAAGATATTCTAATGCGCCACCTAAATCTATATTTACAGATTTAGTTACATTCTCAAATCCTGCTACAAAGTTATTTAAGAAAGGTAAAGCCTTTTCTGTAATGAACCCTAATAATTTTTCAAGTATTGGAAGTAAAGCTGCGCCTATAGATTCTTTGGCTTCATCTATTGCTATTTTGACTCTTTCCATTCTTCCTGAGAATGAGTTAGCGGCTACATCTGATTGGCCAGCAAATTGTTTAGATAAGGCTTCTTGGGCTTTAGCAAAATCTTTTGATTTTACTATTGAATCATCTAGTGGAACACCTAATCTTTTTAATGCACCTAGGTTTCCGTCGTAGGCTTTTCCAAGTGCTTCTGAAACTGAGGCAAGGTCTTTGCCTGTTCCTGCAGATATATCAAGTGCTAGTTGTTGAAGTTTTTGTGCTTTAGTTACATCACCTGTTGATCTAACAAGTCGGTCAAGGCTTGGACGTAATTGGTCGTCTGTTACACCTTTAGCTAGTGAAGTCTTTTTGATGTAATCTTCTACACCTTTGATTTGGTCTTTAGTTGCTTTAGTTGTATTCTCTAAAGTCTTTGCAAGAGTAAGTTGTGCTTTCTCATCTTCAATAGCAGCTTTAACAGCTTGTACACCTATTGTAATTGCAGCAGCACCAGCAGCAGCACCAAGAGCTGCAAAGGCTAGCGCACCAGTCTTTAATGCTCCACCAAGTTTGTCTGAGAATGTTCTTGTTTCTTTATCTGCTTTGTCTAAGCCTTGAATGAAGTCTTTAGTGTCAGCAAGTAAAGCAAGTTTAAGTGTCCTAATATCAGCCATTACAATCTCCCAATCCAAGCGTCTTTAACTTTTTCAAAACCTTCAAGCCATTCTTTAGATATTGTTGGTTGAAATCTGGACATAGCCTGATACAACCACCAACCCTTTTTTCCACCTTGAGGTGAACGTTTGGGGAACTGTTTGTACTGTTTAGAACCAAACTCATTTCCCATTATCACATACCCAGCACTAAAAGCACTAGACCCAACTTTACGTGATCCACCAATACTAAAACTTGGTGCTTTATCAGATTTGGAAACTTTAATAGACTCAGCAACAGCAACGGCTTGCTTAGCGTTATATGGTGCACGAGACGCAGAACCTTGAGCATAAGCTGCACCACGTTCAGCAAGATTAGCTGCAATTTGTTTCATATCATTTTTTGCAATATCGTCCATTTTACTAAACGTACGAAGTAAAGCACGATAGTCTTTATCAACTGGAACTAAACTAATTGCCTTAGCCATTATTGCGTTCCACTAAAATCTCTACCGCTGTAGCAAAAATTGAAGCGTCTTCTTCTAACCAAGTGCGGGCAGGTATTCCAGTTTCTATGGCTAGTTGAACTGCTATCCAGCCTATTGAGCCTGCCCCGTAACTTTTGGGTGGTCAAGATCCTTGAACTGGACATCGACAACTTTAGTAGCCCAGACATCATAAGGAGCGACTGGTTTTTGTGTAACACGTTTTTGGATTTTGTGCGCCAAGAATAAAAGAAGATTATTGCTTGGGCTTTCAGCGTCTCTAAGAGCTGTAGTAATTGGTTTGCCGTTGTAGATTTCTTTTTCAGCAAGAGCAAGTTCAAATGGAATAGTCCATTCTTCATATACTTCTCCTGTGTCTAACGTCCATGCGATTTGTAATTTAAGCATTTGTGTGCCCCTGTTCTTGGTTTATAATGACTCGGTGATTGAACCAACAACTTGCAAAGATACAGAAACCTTTTGAGCATCTGAACCTGTTCCACCTTGGCTTGGCCAAGAAGGTAGCACGTTGAAAGTAAATGTTTTGCTAGTTTTTGAAGTCAAAACAGCGGCTAGAACTGTGTCTGGTGCTGATTCGGTTGCGTCCCATAGAGCTTTAGTCAATGAGTCTGTTTCGCCAATATCGTTTAGGAATTCAAGATCCAAAGTTGCATTGTTGTCAATGTACTTGTAAGCGCGTCCTGCGATAGTGTCAAAAGTTAAACGATCTGTTGAAATTGTTAAGTTTGCGGTCAAGATTTGATCTGAATAATCTTTAGTTGCAATAGTCAAAACAAGTGAACGACCACTTAAGATTGTTGTTGCCATTGTTGCCTTTCTTAGCCTGTGTAGGCTGTTTGTAGTTGGATTTCAGCAGTTAACAGATCAGTACTATTAGTCTGCCTAATTCTCGGACTAGATACCGACAGTATAACCCAAGAAGTCGGAACAAGTGCCAAGATTGTTTCTATATCATCTTCCAAGTTTTTTAATGCGCTTGGATTTGAATACGTAGTGCTGACCACTTCTAAAGTAAGTCTTACGTACCAATTCTTTGTATTGCCAATAACCATTGGTTCAAGGTATGGGTCAGAAGCCAAAATAAGGGCTGCTGGTGGGATTATTATTTCTGGTACGTGATCATAAGCTGTGTAGTTTGTTCCAGAGGTTATTGCTGTTTTTAAGGTGTTTCTAAGGTCTGATAAAGCCATAGATTAACCTACTTGACTATTGGAGTCTATGTATTTTGAAATTAGACCTGTGACTTTGTAAAGAAGTGTTCTGCCCATTCGGTATGGTGCTGGTGTGTAATCAAGGGCTTGTTGTGTGCCACCTGCAGCTAGTCTGGATTGAAATACGTCAATAGCAATTTGTAATACGGCTTCTTCTACTGCTTTTACGTTGTTGTATTGGGATAATGTATTGGCGGCTGCACGTCCGTTTGGAATTATGCTTCTGTAATCGTGAACTGTTGCACCTGTTGTTGTAATAACAAAAACATAAGAATCAACGATTTCTTCAACAAC